AAACACGATCTTCAGCTTTTGCAGGGCGTTCAGCGATAGGAGTAGCCTGTTGATCTAATTTGTCTGCAGTCTCTTCAGATGCATCGGTGTCCTTCTGCTCGGTTGCTGCTTCTGCTTCTTTTTCTTTTTGTTCCCTTTGAAACTTAGCTAACTGCTGTAATACCACTTAAAAAGTCTTTTATCTTATCAAAATTAGCAACCAATAAACCAACACCTACAACTAATGCACCTATTCCAGTTGCTAACATAGCTTTTCTAAAGCCACTCAATCCTTTTGAGGATAAAGAAATTGCCTCATAAGAATCCTTAAACTGTTGAGCTAAACCACCAGTTAAGTTGTTTAATATTCCCATTGCACCACCATTGGATACAAGGTCATTTGTTAAATCATTAGTACCTTTACTTAAAGACTTCTGCTGAACCTTTAACTGCTTTACAGATAAGTTCTGGTCTTTTATAGAATCCTTAACGTGATTTAATTGAGTGTTTAATTGCTTTTGAGCTGCTAAAGAATTTTTAGGAGTATCTCTTAACTGTTGCTCAAGCTTTTGTTGCTCTCTTTGTAGCTCTATTGTAATCTGCTCTTGTTCCTCTAATATGCTATTTAAAAGAGTAATATCCTTTACAGCATCTTTAGCATTTACATTGATATCTATTGTTTTCTCTATAGCCATTTTATTTCTTGTTTAAGTGCTTTGTATCCCTCTTTTAATGTTGTAGGTAGTTTATGCTTACCTTGTGCTATTCTAATAGTCTCAGTCTCTCCGTTTGCGTATTTTAAACCCTCTATTATTAATTTTATCATTTTATGTGGTTGTTACTATTATATCTTGAAATCTACTAAATGTATTATTAGCATATTCTACTTGTCCACTTAACTTAAATGTTGTTAATGTTTGCAAACCTGTAAACTGATAAGTTGTAGTCGATTGTTTTTGAACTAAATTATCGTTCACATACAACCAGTATCTTATAGCTCCACTCACAGCAGTCCAGCTTGTGTTTGCTGTTGTAGAACCTACCGAAGTAGTCCCAAAGTCAGCCATTCTTGGTAAACCTCCATCTATACCATTTCGTAAATCATTTAAACTTGTAAAAACATTAAACAATTCTAACTCTGTTTTGTTTGTTAGTAGGTTTGTTTTTATAGTGTTTATTCTATAACTCTTATTAGCTATTGTAAACGTATCATTTAAGTTATAGTTCAGTAATATTCTTAAGGGGAGATAAGCAGTTATTTTAGTCTTTCTTGCTTGTTTATCGAATATACTTGAAATGTAATCTATATAGTTCTTTTGGAATAAAGAGTTTGTGTTAAACTCTAAACTATTCTCATCCATTTCTCCACCAAAGTTTAATGTAGTATTGGTAAATGGTAAGACTACATTTGAGTTAGATGGTCTTTTATAATTTGTTATTTCTGTAGTGCCATTCCAAAATATAGAACCATTAGCGTTTGTGTTTTTACAATACAACAACAATGGCTGTCCTATAGTTGCTTCTAAGTTATTATCTAATAAAGAACCTTGTGTTACACTTGTTAAGTTTCCATTAGTATCTCTCAATCTTTCATACATCATCTTCTCAAAGCCTATCTCTATTTTATAAGCTCCTCCATCAAACTCATCATTGCCAGATGTTAAATTACCAAAGTCATCATCTTGAATCTCATCAGAGTTTTTAACTAAAAAGTATTCTTTGCTTTTAAATCTAAAGTCTACCTCTTTAAATTGAAGTAACTTCCCTATGCTTGATTTATCTACATCTACATAATCTGTAATGTCGTAAGTATTTCCTTCATTGTAAAAGTCTTGTAAAGACCTTACTACTATAATACCATTCTCTTTGTATGCAGTTAGATTAAACATTTTAAACAAAGATGTTATAAAGTCTATAACCTTCATTTGAGGAATTTGACGAGACACTACAAAGGTGTTTAATATTGAGTTATTTGGAAAAGCATATGTAGCAGTAAGAAGACCTTGAAGTCTTGTAATTGCTAACGTCTGATTACTTATTGTTAATGTGTTTTCCGACTCAACAGTAAAAAATACATTGGTAGGTATATTATTTGTAATTTCAAATTGTACTGTATGAGTTGCAGCGGTACTAAAAGTTTGCTCTGCATACACTTGTCCGTTAGGAGATGTTATTCTTACAGTTACAGGAGTAGCTGCTGTTAGTGTTATATTGTAAGTAAATGTATATAAGCTACCATCAGATAAGGGTCTAACATCTACATTATTAGCAGTAGTGACTGTTAAATCATTAAGAGTATTTGTAACAGTTAATAAACCTCCAGTAGTTAAAGCATTACTAACGTAGCCAGAGGCTCTATGCAGTAACATATAAATATTCTGAAAATTAAAGCTGTTAAAAAAGTCATTACTAAAAGTAAGGTTATACTTAGATTCTATAGCTTGTATTATTTTTTTAATTCTTAACGCTGGTTTTAAATCTGTATAAACTAAGCTATCACTTCCGCTTTGGTATTTATCGTTTGTATGTATATTAAAGTATTTACTATGTGTTACTAACGGAAATACTATATCAGCAGTAACTGATGTTTGAAACTTACTTAAAACAGTTGCATCATCATAAGTAAAATTTAAACTATCAAGAGATTTTAAAGAGCTTAAGTCATCATCTTTCATTAAATCCTTCAGCTCTACTATATCCCCAAAGAAGACAACCTTATAAGAATAAGCCTTATTGTTTTTTAAGTCTACTGTGTTTAGTCTTATCTTTCCCTTTCTAAAGTCTACTCCGTTTAGTTTTATTATTGCATCAGCTTTAAACCTTGCATCAAAGCTATTTATTATATCTGTATCTTGATAATGCTTAAAGAACTTGTTATTAGTCTTTGAAGCTGGTAGGTTAAACTGTTGTGAGAATGTTGTGAATATTTTAGATATATCTCTAACATCTTGTATGCTATCAGAAATGCTTACACTTTCATCATTAAACAAATCCATCTTAACGTAGTCGGTATATATTCGATACGTTTCTCCGCTTGTCATTATATTGTTGTCAAGTGTTACTTGAGTAGCTGAATCTATTACTGTTATCTTTGCAGTAGTATTGTCTGTTGTGTTTTCTACCACATCCCCAACCTTAATTAAAGTCGTGAAGGTTGCTGATGAATCTACTAATTTATTTGTAGTTGTAGCACTTGCAGTACCTTGAGCTAAGAACTGACTCCGTATGTATAACTCTATTATCTGCATCTATCTAATATCGTTTATTGTGTTGTTAGCAAACTCTACCTCTATAGTGTAGTTTATTATTTTGTCGTTTAGTTGTGTCTTATATGCTAAACTTGTTGATGCTATATTTATAGGTAATGTCTTAAAGTCTATTTCTATCCAGCACTCCTCACTTAGTTCAAGTTGTTTAAATACATCGTTATAAGCTTCTGGGTAGTATCCTGTGTTTAATGTAAGCTTCTCACTTCCTTGCTTAGTTAGTACTGTGTCTTGGTGCTTGTTTATTGAATAACTTGCTCCGCTAACTATGTTTCTCTTAAACGATTCTTTTTTTGTTGTTAGTGTTTTATTAGTTCTCTTGAAAAACCATATATCTTGTAAAGCACCAAACTTATTTACAAATGTTACTTTGTAAGGTTCATACTTACACTCCTCAACATTTTGTACTTTTAAAATTTTAAGCTTATTAACACCGCCTTGTGAGTAACTAACGTGTATAGAATCGCAGTCCATAAAAATAAACTCATCCTCAAATTCTACAATACAAACATTATCCTCAAAAGTACCACCAGACTGTACAACTCTATCCTCAAAAGAATCAACTCCATTAACTCCATTTGTGATATACCTAATTTGCTCACTACTTATAGAGCTTTGTGTTAAATTAACAGTTCTAACTATCTCTCCGTTTAGTAAATATGCTACTGAACTTGTTATAGAATTGTCAACAGGAAATACTACTGGAGAATCATCTAACTTTAAAATAATATCATTACTTATATAAATAGGACTATCGTTTTGTGGATTAGCACCATCCTCAAAGTAACCATATCCATTAAGGGCTTTACGATAAGTATAACCACTTATTGTTTGAGCTACTCCGTTTATAGTTTGAGTTGTTCTATAATCTACCCATAAGATACTTGTTGAATATGTACCAGTAAAAGTCTGACTGATATAGTCTTTAATAAGTTCGCCTATCTCAAAAGTAACTTCATTCTTAATTGCAAATCCCTCAAGGTTATAAGTAGGTGTTGATGGTCTGTCCGTTATCCTCGCACCAGTATAGATGTAAATTTCTATAGTTGTACTATTTAAGCCTGTTACAGTCCCTGTAGTTATATAATATGGACTTCTTACGTTTATATTGCTCATTTCTTATTTATGTTTACTTGTATCTGTTTTTCTAATCCTATTGAGTATGCTTCTAATAATTCATCTGGCAACCTTTTAAATGCTGCTTCAAATGGCTTAGTAAAAAACATACTTGGTCTTATACCTTTCTTATATATTGATTTAGCAATAGCAAACTTAATCCCTTCTCTTGATGCAAACTTCCCACCTTTACCTCTTGGTGCTATTCCTTTTCTTATAACCCATTTATCAAAAGCCTTTGTTGGAGGCATCTTAGTTTTATAAGAGTAAGGTGTGTTGTATTTCTTTTCCTTACCACTTACCCCTCTATCTTGAAACTTACCATAATCAGCCATTTCAAAAGCTAATGAGGTTGTTTTAGCACTCTCGCTTATATCATACCCTAAAGAATTATAAAGCTCCTTAGAAGCGTTCTTTTTACTTTTAGATAAATTACTTCTACTCTGCTGAATAACATACTTAGCAAACTTGTTTAACTCATCCCTTAAGTATTGGTCTGCTAACATATACTTATGTCGTTGTGTATTGCTATGTCCATAGTAGCAGCAAACCCAGCTAAACGATTATCAAACCTTTCATAGAAAGGCTCTAACGTTGCATCTCCCTCTAATTGGAACTTATCGCTATAAAGTGTACCTCTACGCAATACCATTACTAACTTGTTTAATACTGCTAACTGTGTGTTAAGCACATCTTGCTCATTGTTATTACCTCTGAATATATCCTCTGTTTTCTCTTTGCTCTCGTCTACTATATCCATTGCCATTACAGTAATGTTAAATAATAATACTTGTTCTTGTGTTGTAACAGAGTTTATGATTATATGGCTTAAAGGAAAGATACTTTGCTTAGATAAGTCAATATCGAATATATCTCCAGTTGTTACTGTGTTTACGTTTACATCACTTAGTAACTGTGTCTTTATAGTTTCTGTTAGTTGGTAAAATCCTCTTATCCCTGTATTGCTCATATTACTTAAATTTACTTTTTATCTGTGATGCTTCTATTTGGTTTTTTTCTTTTGTGTATTCTAAGAATGTTAAACATTCGTGTACATTTAATTTAGTGATATGTTCAAATTTTGTAATATCTCCGTTAGCGATTGCATAGAGTGAATTGAACCATCCATATTTGGATGTGAAATTAGATACTGTGCTAAATCCTTCTCGTTCTTCTTGTCCAAAGAGTTCATCATAGCTACCGACAAGTCTTTCCCTAAACGATAAAAAAAAACAATAGCTCCAAGCACTACATCTAATGGAAAGTCTTTAGCTGCTTCACTTGTGTCAGAATCATAATCTTTGATAGTATATCTATCTCCTCTTTTAAACTCTATAGGTCTGAACAAAACATTTGCAGCTCTGTGTAAGTTATCATTATCTCCTATGAATGTGTCTAAGTCTACATACTCCCCAAAGGTCATATCATCAAGCTCTGGTATAAAACCATAGTCAACCCCATTTAATTTAAACCTATTTACAAGTTGGTGTTCTGTATCAAACATATTATTTAAGATATTACATATCTCTGTTATGTCTGTAGCTTTCATATTTCTAACCACTAAGTCCGATACATTACAGAATATTTCAATCATCTTTAATTGAATATCTACAGGCTTTATTTCTGTATTATTCTCTAACTTTGAGAACTCTTGATATTGACCAAGTGTTATCTCGTTTAGGCTTGTAGGTATTTTAAGATTTACTTTCATATTCTTTTACTTATTAATATATAAACGTTTTTAATTTATTTTAGGGACTAAGAGACAATATACTTACCTCTGTTTGGGTTTTGAAGTTGGTAGCCTACTGCATACCTTATGGCATCTATTAAGTGATTCCATTTATCTACTGGTGTATTAGACTTTCTTTCAAGCCAACTGTAGTTGTTTAGCTCTTTGATGAGGTTTGTGCTTTCTGGGGTTACTACTAAGTCATAGTCTTGTAATAGGCTTATTCCGTATGTAACGCTTCCTTGTCCTTTAATACTTGGTTTTACATTACACCCCTTTGCTTTTATCTCGCTTAATAATCTTGGCTCTGCACTATCCCCTACTATCAAACCATCCTTAGCGTGTTTAATGTTTAAGTCTGCTATTTGTGATGTAGTTAGTCTTGGCAAGTAAAAACATTCTTTTAAGTAGATGGTCTTAGTGCTAGTGTTTATGTTTACCTCAACCAATGTAGATGGGTCTGCTGCAAATCCGTAATCTTGACCCCATACACTTACGCTTGTTCTTTTAAACTCTCCTATTGTCCAATTATCAAATATAACACCCTCAGCTTTATTAAGCCAAGCACCTAACATTTGTTGTTTGTATTTCTCTGGTCTACGTTCACGCATCTGAGCTATCTGCTCTATGTAGCTTTTAGATAGGTTGTCTATGTTGTCTATGTATGTGGTGTGTATGTAGGTAGTATTGTCTTTTGTTATATTGCTACCCTCTTGCACTCCTTTAGATTCAAAGAACCTTGTGTAAATGAAATGCTCTTTGGTTGTAGGGTTTAGTATTAGGATAACTCTATTCTTGTTTCCTTTCTGTCTAACCGATAAGTCTATAGTATCAAACTTCTGCTCGTCTGTTAGTTCCTCTGCTTCATCTACTACCCAAGTAGTAATACCTTGTAAAGATTTAAGGTTAGCAGTCTGGTCTCCGCTTGATGTCTTTATACCTCTAAAGATTATCTTGCTTCCAGTCTTTTTGTTTAGTATCTCATCCTTAGTTATGTGGAAGTGTTCCATAGAACCAAACTGTTCAAGCTTGTCTATAAACTCTGGTATGATAGATATGTATGCTGAGGTTAGTGTGTATCTTGTAAATAGTATAGTATGTCCAGCTTCATAAGTAAGCATAACTAAAAGGGCGTTTACTGAAAATGACTTCCCAGAACCACGCCCACCACTTACTATAAAATACCTACTGTCTGTTTCAACAATAGGTAAATATTTCTTTTTTACTTCAATCAATGGTTAGTCAACAAACTTTATTAAATCTCTAAAATTGATGTTTAAGCCCTCCGAGGAGTTGAGGTCTATACTTTCCTTAGGTTTTCCATAACGATAG